ACTCATCGGGCATTGCACGAGTAAAGGACTCTACCATACAATAACATGTAATTACTTCTCCTGCTAATTTATGAAATGTTTTCTTTGCCTCAAACAAAGCATCAGCACATCCATGTACCTTATTATATCTGTGTTGATACTCAGAAGTCAAGGCACACCCATGTTGAATTAACCATGCAGTATTGTAAATACTTGCTGCTGCCCATTGAGTGCAAGGATGATTCCTGAATGCACCCTTAGATGTTTTATATGGAGTACCATCTATTTTTTTAACTAGATCATCACCCCAATCATAATACCAATGGGAGAAGACAATGGAGAGCATTTGACATGTCTCCAATGGCATTTTGACCACATGCTTATCAGGCAATACTTTTGCTGATCTATGTGGATCCCAATCAGTTACAAAAATATTCATTCAGATGATCTCCATTGCTTTCTCATCTTAACATAAGTATCGTTCTTAGCAACATAATCTCTAACTTTCTTAAAGATTCCTGCAGATTGTGCATACTTACTTGTAGCATGATCTGGTTCTTGTGGTCTTATATTTCCTTCATCATCATACTTCTTTCCATCATTATGATTAGCATATCTTCTGGCACGAGTAAATCCCATTTCAAGGAACTTACGACACATATCCATACCTATAAAGTCTTTCTGAACCTCATAGTCAAGATACATATCATGTATTTTATTAGCAGATACTATTGCTTCATTAGGAGTTTTGAATCTCCAATGAGAGCAAATAGCGTTAGTATAAGGGCGTACCAATAGAACTCCTTGTTCTCCCCTTCCAATACGATAAAGTTTACGAGTTTTCTTGTTTGTAAAATCAAGAGATTTGTAATCGAGGTCATAATCAAATTCCTTCATAATGATCTATCACAAGTCCACCTGAAAAGATGGATAGTTTTAAAACGTTTCTTTAAGTATTCTATCGCTGCCAATGGGTCACTGTCACTACCACAGGTAAAAATGTCACACTTTGCAATACCTTTTTCTGGCCAAGTATGAATGCTGATATGACTCTCTGCTAATAAAGCATAACCAGTTACACCCTGCGGTTCAAACTTATGAGTTTCAACTTTAAGGATTTGGCATTTTGCTATTTTTGATGCTTCTGTCAGAGTATCTTGTATAAAAGATTCATCATCTAAAAGATCAAAAGGACATTTTTTTAGATCGAATAAAATGTGTTTCATAAGTGATTCCAGTGACGAATTACCCCTGCAATAATAACACAGTTAGTAATGAGATAAGAAAAGAAAATAATAGAACGTACCAGAACAATGTAATTGTCGTATCGTCTAGTCTTTTCATCAGAGAAACTACCCAACGCATACTTCCAAATCCTCCATGCTTTTTTCATGCTTCAAATAAATGATGCTTTGATGTTCCAGCATTATCATTTGATATATTTCCTATTCCCGTTTCCTCTGTTTCCTCTAATTGATAACTCCAATCTTCAATTACAGTATTTGATAATAACAAATCACTGAGTTTATATAACTCTTCTTCTGCAGTTTCATAATCCTCTGCTTCAAACCAATAATCAATACATTTACCAATCCGTAATAAATTTGATTTAAGTTTGGGAGCAACTCTGTTGGTGTTATTCATAACAGCATTACCAGCAGCATCTGATACGGAACCTCTCAACTTTACATATACACTTGCTTTGAATTTCATTTATTATATCCTGCGGATCTCCCTAATGAATTAGTTCCTCCTTTCCACTCTTGCTTTTCATAATCAAAATCTTCATGGGGTGGAGTAGGTACAACAGGATTCTTAGATTTGTTCTTGATAACTATAAACTTATCAGCAGCAAATGTACCAGCGAGTTGAACTTCTATCTCATCACTATCTTTCCAATTAACTGTACCATCTTTCTTAGTATGCTGCATAGCAACTTGAAGGTCATCAATAATTTTTTGAGTTAGTTTCATACTTGAATTACCTGTGAGATTTCTGGCCACTGTGCTTGCAAGTGGGTTTCTATACCTTGTTTTAGAGTCAAAGAACTCATGGCACATGATTCACATGCACCTAAAAGTTTAACAAATACAACTGGACCTTCTTGAAGATGGTCTATTGATATAAACTCTAAGTATCCTCCATCTGCTTCGATGTAAGGACGGATTTCATTCAAAACATTATTAACATTTAATTCGTTTAATTCTAAACTCATAATAAGTTTTTACCTCCGTATTTAACGTAGAGTCTTTTGACTTGTTCTTTATCAAGACCACAAAGATTTAGGGAATTTTCTAATGCAATTCTAATACAAGCACGATCAGAGATAGGTGCTCGTTGCCTCCACCCCTGATCATCAATATATGTCTTTGCACCAGCAAATCCATATCCAGAATCTTTTCCCCCTGCCTCTACATTTTTACTCATTATTCAAAAGTAGAATCTGGTTCTAGTGCAATGTAATACACAAGATCTTGATTCTTATTGGTAAAACGAGAAAGAAGTTTTTGAGAAACTACTACACTATAAGTGCCTGGTAGAATTTTAATATTTTCTACTTTAAAGTTGAATGAGAAAGTTGCATCTGTTTCACCCACAGTGATAGCAAAATCATTGGAGGTGTCATTCTTTTTATCTCTTACGACAACCTTAACTACACCATCTTTACCAACAACAGCTAGATCAGGAAGTTGATAAATTGCTGCTGCCTTAAGTAACTTATCTAATTGATCTGTGCTTAAATCAAAAGTAACATCCTCACTAGGGAGATCAATTGACTTCTCTGGTGGTGTAATTATTACACTAGGGTCAGCAAAGAAATATTTAGAACGAGATCTTCCTTCTTTGATTACAACGTAACCATCATTAATAAAATCAAGTTCTGGACTATTGTGAAGTGCTAAACCATTAAGATATTGATTTAGATCGTAAATACCAAAATCCTTAGGAAATTCTTCATCAATAGTTGCCTCTGCAAGAATATTTTTCATCACACTAATTGTGCGAAGTTTACTACCTTGTTTAAACAAAATTGACTGATTAATAGTCGAAAAGTTTTTAAGTAAAGAAAGAGTTGAATCAGAAAGTTTCATAACCACGGGTCGGAGTTTCATTTAATTGTCCACTAAAATGATATAGCAGTAAAGTATAATGTAATGCTTTTAGTATATCACGTTTTGCTTGTCCCTTCTTATCGTAGCGACTCAAATACTTGATTGCATTAGAACGACAAAAAGATTCCGCATCGCCAACCGACTCGATAAGATCAAGTGTTTGGACGTTATTTTGTTTAGAAGTATAGTGTCCACCATAAGTTGTGGAAATATATTCTTGAAGAGCTTTGATAGACTCATCTTCTTTGTATTTTCTAGGATTATCCAACTCTATTCCAGGTGTTGGTGTATCAAAATCGACTGTATCATTACTATATGCTGATGATAATACATTAACTTCATCAATTCCAGAAAAATCTAGATTAAGAGTATCAACAGAATACTCTGGTGAAGTAAAATCAATGAAATCACTACCTGTTACAATCGTGTCATCGGCATTTATAAATCCATTTACTGATGAATCGGGAACAGTGTAATTAGCAGTGTTCCCCGTTCCAGTATTAATGTTTATATTCGTATCTACTTCGTTATTGTCAATGGGATAGGTCTTGTCCATAGTACCATTAAGTTCCTCATAAAGTAAGCTCCATGCATTAATCATACCTCAACTCTCCTCATTTGGCAACTCAAAGTCTGCATCAACTTTATCATAAAGTTCTAAGAATGCTTGCTTAGTCTCATCATCGAATCTGTTTACACAAACCTGAATCGCTTTTGCTTTATTATTAAAAATTGAGAAAGCACGAACAATGTGAACCAATCTACGAGTGCTGATGATCTCTTCAATACCACCGTCATAGAATGTTTTACGGATAATGTCACCCCAATCTACAAGTCTCTTGATAAATTCAGTATCAGTAACACCCAACTTAGCAGCAACACCTCCAAGTATTTTTTTCTCTACTGATACAGGAGGATACTCTTGCTCAAAAGTTACAGGGAATCTCTCAAGGAATGCTTCATTAAGTACATTAGTACCAATGAACCTACCATCGTCGGATCCTTTACCCTTTGTGTTTGCAGTAGCAACTACATTGAAACCTGCTGCTGGTTGAACAAACTTACCAATCTTCTTCAAGAAGATACCGTTACCTTCAAGAATTGGTTGTAAGCATAGA